TGCCAACGACCCGCATACTTGCATCGCAGCACTGGAAAGTTGGATTAGCGCGCAGATTGCCAAGGAAGAAGGAGCTACCAACAATGGATAAAGCCAGAATTGCCGAGTTGAAAGCTCTGGCCCAAGCGCGTTTCGCGCAGTTGCAAGCTGCCAAAGCGGCCCAAGCAGCTATCAAACCCGCTGTCACCCAACCACCAACCGTCCAACTACCTGCCACTAAGCCCGAAGTTGACACCAGTTCGGTGCCACCCACCCATCAAACCGACCTGCATCTTCATAATCTAGCGGCTGGCATCACTCTCAACGAGAAGCAAAAGGAAGCTGTCAGCCTGATTGCTAGTGGCCAGAGTTGCTGTCTCATCGGCGCGGCTGGTACGGGCAAGACTACCACGGTTAATGCAGCAGTAAAAGCCCTGTTGGAATCTCACCGAGTTCCCATACTGGCCGAGGACACCAAAAGACTTAGTAAAGGCACTCCTGGCATCGTGGGCATTGCTTTCACCCGGCGAGCTGCTGCCAACCTTCGTGCGCAAGTCCCGGCGCAGCTTGCTAACAATGTTATGACCCTTCATGCCTTACTAGAGTTCGAGCCAGTAGAAGTACAGGTAATGGACTCGGAAGGTAACACGCGAAATTCCATTCGCTTCGAGCCGCAGCGCCACGCTGCTAACCCACTTCCTACCACTCTTAGCACCATCATCGTTGACGAAAGCTCCATGCTCTCGGTGGAGCTATTCAAGCTGCTGCTGGCTGCACTTACCCACCCGGTTCAATTCATATTTATTGGAGATATCCAACAGTTGGCTCCTGTCTTTGGTGAAGCCATCCTCGGCTTCAAGTTGTTAGAGTTGCCAGTTATCGAGTTGACCCAAGTTTACCGCCAGGCACTAGAGTCACCAATTATTCGGCTTGCCCACCGAGTACTAGAAGGTAAGCAGATTCCACCACCGGAGCTATCTTCCCATTGGCAGTTTCCCGGCCAACTTACCATCGCACGGTGGCCAGCTAACACGTCACCAGAACGGGCGGAAAACATAGCCGTTGCCTACCTAACCGACCGGTTGAAAGCTGGCACCTATGACCCCGAGAATGACATGGTACTCATACCATTTAACAAACACTTCGGAACCTACCGAATGGGCCGTCGCAGTGCCCAAATGCTAGACGAGCGCGCCGAGGCACTTGGCAACCCGCGGGAAATCATCGAGGTAATTGCTGGCTACACGCGTCACTACCTTGCCGTAGGCGATCGGATGCTCTACGACAACGACGAGGTGGTAATCAAGGGGATATTTCCTAACATGGCCTACCACGGCACTCTCAAACCACGACATGCCAAGTTTTCACGCTTCGGAACCATCCTCGACGTAGATGGCACCATCGAAGATGAGGAAGATTGGTTGGAGAAATCCGCAGCAGAAATTGCCAACGCCGCCGAGGAAGGAGTTACTGACGAAGCAAGCCACGTAATCCACCTTGACTATGGCGATGGCGAGCTGGTGCCAATTCGCAGTCGCGGACAAATCAACAAGTTGGCATTTGCCTACTGCACAACCATCCACAAAGCCCAAGGCTTGCAAGCTCCTAGGGTTTTCCTACTAGCCCACAAGCAACACGCCGTGATGGTGTGCCGCGAGCTACTCTACACCGGAATCACACGCGCCCAGAAGGAGCTAACAGTGCTGTGCGATCCTACTACCTTCATGGGCGGTATCATCAAACAGCAGATCAAAGGCACAACACTAGCTGAGAAAGCTGCCTACTTCCAAGGCAAACGCGCTCAATACGAGGAAAAGCTGAATAAGTAATTCCCTTCAGCTAGGAACTAACAGGGCGACCCCTTGCCGATGGCCGGGGATTGCCCTATAATTCAGGGCATGGGGCGACGGAAAACCCCGGCGCATTTCGTCCCCTTAGATTCACCAGCGCCGACTTCCCAATTATGGAGTACATCATGACCGAAGAAAACAAGCAACCCGAAGAAGCCAAAGGCACCCTCTACTATTTCCGTGCCCCGACGCGCAAGCAAATCGAGGAAAACGAAGCTGCTGGCTTACCGGCTCCCATCCGCCGGAAAAGCGTCTACTACCAACCGCCCTACCTGACGGCCGAGGACATTCGCCGGATTGCCAACGGCGACGATCCCAAGCAACTGGAACTCCTCATCGAAGCTGCCAATGACATCATCGACAACCAAGTGCGGCGCCAGCTCGACGAGCAGCCCAACTACAAGGAAGTTGACCTTAGCTTGATCGACCGTAGCAAGCTGACTTGGGAGTACATCGCCAATATGTCGCGCTCGGAGCGTGTGAGCAACACCATTTCCGACGAGACTTGGGAAGAGTTCAAGAAGGACTATGTCAAGGTGATGACTGCCGTCACTGGCAAACCCGAGCAAGTTGTCAACAACGCTGCCAAGATCATCGCTGCCGAGTTCAAGCCGGTCCGCGACAACAAGGACAAATTGGCAGTGCTGGAAACCTATTTGGACACTTGGTTCGCATCGACCGAGCGTGCTGCCGACTTTGCCAGCTTGTACGAGCGCCTGTCCAAGAAGGTGAAGGACTACCAAGCCAAGGGCTTGGCATCGCTGGAAATCTAACTTCCCAAGGCGGGTTAATTCCCGCCTCTTTTCGCAAGCATCTAGTGATTACCGACTGCTAGATGCTTACCAAAGGAGATCAAACAAATGGCAAAGAAAGCAGTTTATGGCGGCCAAGCCGACGATCTAATCCAAGCGTACATGGCTCTCGACGAAAGCAAGTCACCGAAGGAAGCAGCCCAACCGCTGCTACCCGATTACGCGCCAGAGTCCATCGTTAAGGCAATGGTGCAAACCCTGCGTATGTACATCAGGCGGCACTATCCCGAGTTTGCCAAGGAAGGCAACCGACTAGCTATTCGCTACGAGTTGCGCCCGGACGATGGCTGGTACTTCTGGGTAGAGCCAGCGCCAGTCAGCAAGATCGCCCAAGCATTACAAGGAGTTACCACCGATGCCCAGACTCTATGAGGACACCTGGAAAGCTCTACGTGATACTGGCTACATCAAATTGAAGTTGCTAGACCCGTTAGAGCAGCACCGGATTATCAGAGGAATCAGCAAGGAGAAAAATGCTGATCCCTTGAAACCACGTTTCCATCGTATCTTCCCGACAGTCGTTAAGGAAGGTAGCAATACCTACCTAATCCTCGAACTTCGGGAAGTTACGAAAACCCGGTACAATGTACCAATCTAACCAAGGAGTAAGCAATGGCAACCCCACTCACCGACGCGCAAGAAATCCATCAACGCATTTCCGAACTCCAAGATGAGCTGGACAAAGCCAGCCCCAACATCGCAACTCACCTACTCAAAATCCACAAGGATTTGGGAAATAGCCCCGAGCTTCTGCACATCCTGTCCGAAGATGAAATCGCAGTCATCGCCAAGGGCTTGCAAGTGCAGAGCCAGGTGCAGATCGTAGCATCTAAGCCGAAAGCTCCCAAGCGCGAGAAGCTCGCCGACCTGGAAATCTGAGGAGACAAAAATGCTAGACTGGAATCGTGCTAAATGGGCGGCGCTATCCCGGCTGCCAGCCGACAACGGCGAATCGCATCTGCCATTCATGGACAATCCGCCGGAAGCAGCTTCCTTCATCCAGCGCCAGAGCCAGGAATGGCAGATGTTGCAGCGCAATGCAAGCTGCCAGCCGTCGGACACCGACGCCATAGCCAGCAAGGATGGCTGCGATGCTTCCCAGGATAGCGGGTGTTAGGACAGTAGGCGATGGCAACCCGCCAGCTACCAGCCTAGCCCTTCACCTAGCAGCCCGCCTGTTAGTTTCCGATAGAGCTGACTGGTGGTCGTTTGACAAATGGCTAGATACTGCGCATGGCTACAACTATGCGCTGCTGCCTGAACTCGCATCGTTTCTTGCCCTTCGCTGTACCACCATTGACCAATTGGAATCTAAACTCCAGCGCCTTCGCCACTACGTTCTGTCTGAGCAACTCCAACTTCTCTCCATCTTGGAAACATATTATGCACCCCAAACTCAAGCTCCTGAGTCACTCCTCGCTGATAACACTTCATGCTTGCCCGAGGAAGTTTGAACTCTACCGCCTCAATGCCGGCCCAGCTCCTACGCCCTCGGTAGATACCGCCTTTGGCTCTGCCTTCGGTGCTGGCATCCAAACCCTGATTGCCACCGAAGGAAATCTTACCAAAGCCTTGGTCGATGCTTTCCTGGCGTGGGATGTTTCCCTGCTGGAAGAAAACGCCAAGAGCAACAAGAGCATCTGGGAAGTGGTGATGGCATTGGAATCCTTTGCCAAAATCCACTTGCCTACCATCCTCAAGGACTGGAAAATCGCCACGCTCAAAGATGGCAAGCCAGCCGTCGAGCTATCATTCAAAATCAACTTGCCCGATGGCTTTGCTTATCGCGGCTTTGTTGACCTGGTGCTGCAACATCGTACCGAACATCGCTTCAAAATCTGGGAACTCAAGACAACTGGCAGCTACGTTGTACACGAAGCCCAGTACAAAAACAGCTTCCAAGGTGTTGGCTACGGCGTTGTGTTGGATCAATTGGCCGCAGCTATCGGCGCAGAATCCGACTACTTTGTGGACTACTTTGTCTACAAAACTAAGAGCCGGGAATTTGAGATTATGCCATTTCTCAAGAGCAACCTGGAACGGATGCGTTGGCTTAGCCAGCTCCTACTGGAAGTTGAGAAGATGCAGCTCTATGACCGCCTTGGCATGTTCCCGCAGCATGGTGAAAGTTGCTACGCCTTCTTCCGGCCCTGCGAGTATTTCGGTATTTGCCAGATGAGCAACAGCAGCCTTGTGGACGAGGAGAAAGCTAGTCTCCCGCCAGAAGAAGCACCAGTTGATTTTGAACTGGATTTTCGTACTTTACTAGCGCAACAGACGGAGAACCTAAATGAATGACCCTTTGGCAGCAGCACGCAAGCACCTTGGCCCGGTATCTCGGCGAACCATTGTGATGGTGCCTGAAGGATGCCATCTGATGATCCCAGCTTCCATGACCAACATCGTGCAGGAAGTTCGTTTCGTCAAGCTGACAAGTGACGGCGGCATCCAACCCCTGCCGCTACAGAACGTAGCAACTACTACCATTCCCGTGGCAGATCAAGTACTGGATTCGCTGGATACTGCCTACTTCCAACAACTGCAACAAGGAGCAAACAAATGAGCGACAATGAACAATTCTTCCCTGTGGGCTTTGACGATGACCTCGACAGCTTGCACCGACTTGTCAACCTCATCATGGAGCGTAAAGTAGGGCGAATCAGTGACATAGTCGTAGACGCTGAACTTGAGAAAGCGGCCGTGGCGCTGGCCCAGTTGGTAGCTGCAAAAGCTGTGCTGCACAAGCGATACGTTGAGGACATGATTCATAGCACCGAAAGCAACATCTAAGGAGCAGCCATGAAACTCTCCGAATACAAAGTAAAACCAGTGCACAGAGTCCTAATCTTCGGGCCGCCCAAATCTGGTAAGACAGCAGTCGTTGGCAAGTTGGCAGAGCACTACAACCTGCTCTGGTTCGACCTGGAGGATGGAGTCAAAACGCTGCTAAACCCGGAGTTGAAAATCCCGCAGTCTGCGCTTGAGCATGTAACTCTAGTGCAGCTACCCGACACCAAGGACTATCCCATCGCTGCCGAAACTCTGTACAAGGTAGTGGAGTGGAAGCCAATTGCCATCTGCGAGGAACACGGCAAGGTGAACTGCGCCATGTGCAAGCAGAAGTCTGCGCCTTTCGTAGAGCTGGACTTTTCCAAGATGGATGATAGCTGGATCATCGTAGTTGACAGCTTGACCCAATTGTCAAACTCGGTAATGAACATGATTCTGCGAGCACGCGGCATGACTTCCTATGACGCCAAGCCCGAGTGGGATGACTACGCGAAGCAAGGAGCTTGGCTGGATCGCTGGCTATCTATCATCCAGAATTGCCCATTCAACGTGGTTGTCATTTCTCACGAAATGGGCATCGAGATGGAAGATGGCAAGGAGAAGTTAACAGCAGTCGGCGGCACCCGCAACTTCTCACGGAACCTGCCGCGCTACTTCGACCATGTTGCTTACGCCGAAATGAAAGCTAAGAAGCATGTCCTCGGTTCCTCTACTACCTACGGTGTCAACGTGCTGACTGGCAGCAGAACCGGGGCTAAGACCGAAGTCAACGTGGATGGCAACCCGCTGCTGGAAATCTTCACCAGCTACCGCAACTACAAGAAGGTGAACTGATGGCTACTACCTCCCCGGTTATGAAAGGCTCCAACCTGCGCCGCATCAAGAAGCTGGAGCAGGAAGTTGCTATGCTTCGCTCCCACATCTGGTGGCTCGTAGGTGGTGGCGAGTTCGCAGCTTGGGCACAAAACAAGCCCATGCCCTTGGCAGCGCGCAAAGAATTCGACGAAGCTCGCGCTCTTTTCCCCGACGATAGTTGGGAAGAGGCCGAAGCTAAGTGAATAGCAGCCGGCCAGTCTGCTTAATTACTGGCCACCTTTGTTCTCAACTCTCTTTTGTTCTTGAAAGGAACTATCATGGCTGACCTCAACAACCTTCCCGACATTTCCCTGGATTCCATCGACGACCTCCCGGGTTTTGAAATCCCGCCGCAAGGCCGCTACCTCTGCCTACTCACAATTTCCCCCAAGGAAATCAACGGCAAAGGTAACCTGGAGTTCGAGTACACCGTGCAGGAAACCATCGAGTTGGCATCGCCTACCGACACGGAACCCAAGCAAGGTGCTACCTTCACCGAACTCTTTAGCTACGACAAGGGCTTGCCGATGGCGAAGGACAAGCTGAAGAAGCTCTGCGAAGGACTTGGCATCCCGACCAGCTCCTCGCTGGCTGACATTGTGGAATCTGTGCAAGGTGTTGGCGTGGAAGTCACGCTCAAGCATCGCAAGAACCCCAAGGGGCCTGATCCCGAGCGCGTCTATGCCAACGTCCCGGCTGCTACCTTCAAGGTAGTGTAACCTTAAAGCCCCACTCATGTAGCAAGTGAGTGGGGCATTTTTCCTTCAACCAACGAAAGGCCGCTATGACCAGAGCTAGAAAGCAACAAGAACCCAAGTCCATGCTGCAACAAGCACACGAGCTAATCAACGGACAACGCCAGCAGGACTACGGCGACAAGCTCCAGAACTTTTCACAAATCGCAATGGGCTTCCAGATGGTACTGGCAACCAAGCTGCAACCCGACCAGTACATCACGCCCGAGGACGTGGCACTGATGATGATGCAAGTGAAGATCGCGCGACTTGCCAAGTCCCCGGACCACGCCGATTCGATCCTTGACATTGCAGGCTATGCTGGCTGCTACTCGATGCTCCAACAAGAGCGAGCAGAAGGGGCGGAGCTGGCAGGTGCGATCTTCGACGCGCGCGCAGAGTAACAACTAACGGGTGGCCTATGAGCCACCTACCAAGGAGACCAACATGATTGCCAAAGAAATCAAAGAGAAGGTGCTAAGAACTGCTGCTGCCTACTTCGGCCTGAAGGAATCACGGAAATGACCTGTGAGATTCTACTGGCTGCCATCGGATTCATAGTTGGCCCACTTCTGATTATGGCTATCTTCTCTTGCAACCAACCCCGCGATACAAAAGATGAGACTACTGATCTGCGCGACAAAGGATGACCGGTCGTATCTGCATCGCTTTAGCCAGCTCATCCCGAAAGGTGCTGGGCATGTAATTACCTTCGATGACTTCTTCCTACAGTCTGAACTGGAAAGCAAGGCCGAAGGGTTCGATGCTATTGTAACTACCAACTGGAAGGTGGCCTCTGTCGCTTTTGGCATCAAGTTCAAGGCGCCAGATACCAACGGCCAGGGCGCAACCCTTGACGACTATGCTGGCTCTATTACCAAGCTACCGCGGTCGGGCAAGGAAGTGCTGGTGCTTAACCCCATGCAGCACCTGGTGAGCACCGACACTGGCATGTTTCTTTTCCAACGCTATCTTAGCAAGTTGCTCGACAAGGATCGCTGGTTCAAACAGACGGCCTTTACTTGGCAGGTAGTTGACAAGTCAGCCGACTATGCCCTGGCGCTGGACTACCTAAAAGCATCCAAGTACATCGCAGTTGACATTGAGACTGGCGACGGCCACAAGATCAATTGCATTGGCTTCTGCGGCTTCCAGCTAAAGGATAGCTCATGGGAAAGTAGAGCCTTTGTCCTGCCATTGACTGACCATCTAGCTATTTCCTGGATGCGGGAATTGTGCATGTTGCCGGTTCCCAAGGTGTTCCAAAATGGCATGTTCGACGTTACCCATCTGCTAACCTGGCGCACCCCTGTTAGCCATTGGTACTGGGATACTCTCGGTCTGTTCCATAGCTGGTATTCCGAGCTGCCCCGCCGCCTTGACTTCATTACCAGCTTCCTGCTGCGTGACGTAGCATTTTGGAAAGATGAAGGCAAGACTGGCAACCTTGAGGACTACTACCGCTACAATGCGAGGGACTGCTGGGCCACTGGCAACGCCTTCCTAGCTTGGTTTGCTGAAGCACCAGACTGGGCACTTAGGAACTACAAGATAAAGTTTCCTGAAGTTTTCCCTTGCGTGCAGTGCGGCCTTGAAGGGATAGCAGTTGACACCACTGCCAGGGAAGCAATGCGCAAAGAGCAGGAAGCTATCTTGGACAAGGAGCTAGCCAGCCTTCGGAAGATGCTTGCCCAGCCTAACTTCAACCCCAACTCGCCGAAGCAAGTGCTGGCACTGCTCCACATGCTAGGAGCTAAGGCTGCTACCAATGCGGACTCCAAAGCCATTGCCAAGGCAGCAGCCATGCACCCACTCAACGCATTTCTGCTTGACAAGGTGTTGGCTTACCGGGAAGCTAGCAAACTGCTTGGCACCTACGTTAACGCACCACTCTACAAAGGCAGGTTGCTATACTCCATCAACCCATTCGGGACGGAGACTGGCCGGATGGCTAGTAAGAAAAGCCACCTATACTTCATGAAGGGTTCGGTGTTCACCAGCTACGGTACGCAAATCCAGAACATGCCACCGTATGCGAAGAAGATGCTGAAGGCTGATCCCGGATGGCTACTCTGCGAGATCGACAAAAAGAGTAGCGAATCCTACTGCACGGCGGCTCTTAGCAGGGATGAGAAGTTGTGGGATGTTGTCCACAATGCTCCCGACTTCCACCGAGCCAATGCCAGCTTGTTCTTCGGGTTGCCCCCGGAAGAAGTTAGCAAAGAGCTACGGCAGCTTAGTAAGCGAGTCAACCACGGCGCCAACTACAACATGGGCGAAGCCGTCCTAGTTGAAACAATGGGAGAAGCGAATGTCTGGAAAGCAAAAGCTCTGCTACTTGCTACGTACTCCAAGCGGACAGACCCAGAAGCCAAAGAACTATTGGCCAAATTGGCAGTATGTACCACGCCAAAAAGTATTGCGGGATTCTTGCTCGACCGCTTCAACGCAGCCTACCCAAGAATCAAAGGGCGCTGGTACGGCGAGATTGTTGCAGAAGTCACCAGCACCCACATGCTTACCAACCCAAGCGGATGGACTCGGTACTGTTTCGGCGATCCCAAAAACGACAAGCGTGCGTTGAACGCCTACGTAGCGCATGGGCCGCAGCACCTTTCCGTACAGCTACTAAACATTGGCTTCAGGAAAATCTTTGAGGAGTTGCAAGATGCTAGCTGCTTCCGCCTCAAAGCCCAGATTCATGACTCGGTATTCTTCCAATACAAAGAAGGCCGGGAGGATTTGGTATGGGAAGCAGAGAAAAGGTTGCGAACCCCGATCACTATCCACGGCAAAGAGTTAGTAATCCCCAACGACGCCAGCTTTGGCAAATCTTTTTGGAGTGAACTAAAATGAAACCAATTGTTCTGGTAGGCAACCAGCTCAAAGAAATAGCACCAGGGCAGCGGCTCGCCCCAGAGTTTGCACCGCCATATGCCCTGGCTGCTAAATTGACAGCTACTGTAACTGTAGCTAATACCAACACCAGCGTATTGTCGCTGTCTATCCCAGCCAACACTTTGCAAGTAGGGGATGTTATCGAAGTGTACGGCTACGGGCGCTTCAACTCCAACGCCACCGCTAGTACCGATAAGCTGTCGGTTACTCTTGGCACTGGCTCCGGTGTTTCTAATCCGATAGTGACCACCACTAGCTACGGCAATGCTGCTACTGCCAGAACAAACCTGCCAGTGATGTTATCTGGTATGTTGGTTGTGCGAGCTGTTGGCACCAATGCTTCCATCATGGGTGAGATAATGCAGCAGCGGCCTATCAATGCCACCAACGTACCAGGCGCCACTGCCGCAACCATGTCCTTCAATTCGACGGTAGACAACCTGGTCAGCTTGAATTACTTGTCGGGTGTCTCGTCTGCTTCCATATCATTTGAGACTGCTGTTATTAAACTCTGGAGATAGGTCATGGATGAAATTACCTTCAACCACATGATGGTTGACATAGAAACTCTTGGTACCGCAATGGATGCTACGGTTATCGCCATTGGTGTAGCCCTGTTCAACCCAGAAGCAGTAGCAATCGGTCCTCAATTTTGCTATCTTCCAGCTTTGGAATGTCAGGGAGGTACAGTTAGCCCTGATACCCTACACTGGTGGTTAAAAACCAATCAAGGACTGTTGGGTAAATACATAGAGCAATCTCCAGAGGTAGGAACTCCGTTTGATTGGAGAGATATCAGCGTGAATTTGGCCAACTTGATTTATGGCTACGAAGTTGATACAATATGGGCCAATGGCATTGACTTCGACATTCCCATCTTGTCAGCAGCTTTCGAGCGTACAAAGGTTGACAACCCGCTAGAGACTTTCAACTACAAGCAGCGCAGGGATATGCGCCAGTGGAAATTGGCAGCATCGCTTGCTGGGTGGCTAGAGCCGGAGCGCCCGAAGGAACTTGTAGCACATGACGCCCTGGCGGATGCTGTCTGGCAATGCCGTGTAGTTTGTAACTTGTGGCAATTCTTAGCAAATAGGAGGTGATATGGCGCAACTTGAAGTGCGAAGATACAACGGCTCGACTTTCTACAAGCTGGAAGGTGACGATTACCAACTAGCACTCAAGTGGAAAGCAATTGATTGTGGATGTGCAGCTTATGCCAGTGCCAGAACAGCCCTGCGGCCAGCGATACTGGAAATGGTTGGCAGGCTAACACCCACTCAACCAAACCCAACCGAGGAGAGAATTAGGTTCATAGCATGAAAGTGTACATCATCGCCGGCCTAGATAAAGACGGCCACATTGACACCGCTGGCGGTTTTGCCAGCAAAAGCGACGCCTGGCATTTCTTCCTAGAAAATGATCTTGCAAGGAAGATGCCAGAGGCAGTCATACTTCCCGTTGAAATAAAGGAACCAAGCAATGAAACTCCCGAAGCAAATCGACAAATGTGACCACCCGGAGAGCCGCTGGCTGCGGCTGTACAACCTGCTAGCCATCGACTTGAAGGAAGGAGTTGATACCTGCCAGTGCTGCGTGTTTTGGCGGGGCTTTGCCTTTGCAGTAGCTTTCTTCGCTGCACCGACCATTGCCTTGCTACTAGGTTATCCCCTGGCAGGCCTCACCATCTTCACCTTGCTTACTACAGTCTGCGCTGTGGTAACAACCTACTACGGAGACCCACTCAAATGAAGTTCACTGATGTTTTCCAGTACACCACTGAAGATGAAGCCCAGGTAACATTCATGCTGGCAGCTGGCCAAACAGTTAACTGCTTCAACTGGGCACAAGCCAAGCTCTATGCCAGCTTGGTAGATGAGGAGTATGGTGAGTTCAAGCGAGCAGCCAGTCGGGTTGACAAGCAACAAGGAGCTATCGACCCGCAGGAACTCACCGAAATGATCGACGCTGCCTTCGACTTGGTAGTAGTGGCTAAGGGCTTCCTGCTATCCCTGGGGTTGACGGTCGAAGATGTGTTTGAGCATGGCTGGGAAAGTAATCTCAACA